ACACCACCACGCTCCATGCGACGATCTTTAAGAGAATCTTCGGTCTCTTCCTTTCTCATCTTAGTTTTGCTGTCCATCGCCATGCGGCGTTTGAACTGCTTATCTGCTTCTTTTTTATCACCTTTATGTTGGGCACGCTGATCATTATCATATGCATTTCTCTTTGCCCTATCAACACGCAGTTTGCGCTCAGGAGTCATTGGTTCATATGCTTCAAACTGTGCAAATGTCAAGAGTTTGGTTTCAGTTTCTGCGACTTCTTCTGTGCTTTCTTCTGAAACTTTTTCTTGACTGCCATACGATTGATCTCCTGTAGATTCAAAGTGGGGATTTTTTTGTGATGGAACTTTATCCATCTCTTTACGTGCTTTCTCATTATTCTTTTGACGCTTCTTGAAGTCCACCTCCAGATAAGAATCGTCTTTCTTTTTCGCTTCGCTCATGTCGGCACCTTCAGATTCGCCATNATGGTAGCCTGTGCCACCACAATGACTACATCCTTTGCCGTCACACTTGGGACATACTTTACCTTTACCTGCAACTGATTTTTGTGCAGGTGTTTTATCACCACACTTACATTCTTTATCCCCTGTCTTTTCGCAGCACTTCTCAGTGATATCTTTCTTGGTAGGGTTGATTTTCACCTTGGTTTTCTTTTCAGATAATGCTTTAAAACTTAGCATCACTTATTCTCCTGGTTTAATTTATTAAGTTGCTTGACAATCTTGCCAGACTTCTTATGTGCCTCGGTTCCTTTGTCACCACCTTGCAATGCATCGCGTGACAGGTTTCCTGCACGACGGAACATTTTGTTTTTCTTTGGTTGATCAATCTCCTTGTAACCTTCTTCGATTACATTCTCAATCTCTTGGATAGAGAAGAGTCCAGACTCATACAAGTGTGCAATCTGATCGTAGTCTTCACCAAGACGTGAAGCAAGTTTGTTACTTCCACTTGATACTGCACGAGCAGTTTTACCAACTGCCTTCTTGAGACCACGCTTAACAGCACCACCAAGTTTTCTCAGAAGACCAGGACCTTTCTTCTTCTTAGAAGTGATACGCTTACGTGCCTCAGAACCTGCATCTCTTTCCCCGCCACCACCAGAGGAAGAACTGCTGCTGGAAGTGCCTCTGGTTTTCGACAGCAATGCATCTAACTTACCACCTGTGCCATCATCATCACTAGATGAAGACTTGGGAGAGTCTTGTTTAGTAGGACGAGACATTGCTGCTCGCTTCTGCTTGATTCTTGACGCTTGGAATTCACCAACTGCCTTACCAGCATTTGATGCTACCGACTTTCCTGCTGCCTTAATACCTTTCTTAGCAGCAGCACCTGCTTTTTGAGCACCTGCTTTCAATTTGGATCCTGCTTTCTTAGCAGCAGACTTAATACGATCCATGCGTGAAGGTTTTAACTTGAGCTCAAGTTGCTTATCTTCAGACAGAATCTCAACACTCTCAAGTGCCTCACAAATCTCAACCAGATCATCAATGTCTTGAGCAGTTTCAATGATGAAGTCTTCCATGACATCAACGAGTTGCTCATCAGTCAGTGCATCGATCTCAGCACCATGCTCCTCAAACAATGCGAGGTCTTCTTCTGAGAATGCAAATGCTTCGTTCTTAGCACCAGACTTATGACGGACAGTTCCTTTCTCGTCAGTGTATGTTTCTTTCTCTTTTCTAGCAGTTACATAACCCACACCAGGGACTACACCAGTTTTACCTGCTGCTCTTGCTGCGTTTCTGTCTGCTGCTCTTTGTGCTGCCCTCTTACGATTCTTATCGTATGATGACATTGCTTCACCAAGAACCTCAGCGTTTTTATCGTAGTTATCAAAGTGCTCGTGCTTCTCAGAAATCAGAATCTCAAGATCTTCGACAGGGACGTTCTCGTAGATATACTCAGCATCTTCAATATCATAATGAGTTACTGTACCATCCTCAAGCATCGTGTGCATCTCAGGGATGACATCAAACTCTTTACCTTCATACTTTACCTGTTTGGCGCAGTCATGCTGCTTGGGTTTCTTCTTTCCGCCTTGCTCGTCCTTCCCCTTAGCACCAGTAATAATATCTGCCCTGGTTACTTTATCGTAGGGGACAGCATTATTGGCAAGATTACCATCGTTATTTTTCTTTTCCTGCACCTGTTTATAGGCTGCAGACATATCAGGAAGTTCGTTATGATACATGTTACTAAGCGTCCTTGTCCTTTTTATTTATCTTACGAATGAATTCACCTGGAGTGAGTTTTCTCATATAGTTAGCAAGTTTATCGGTACCCATCTCTCCAGCAGGTGTAAAGTTAAAATATTTAATATCATTTTTCTCAATCAGATCCTTCAACCAAGATCTGAATACAGTTTCATGCTCATCAATGTAGATAATATAATTACTACCTCTACTAACTACTTTACCAACTACACCTGTGTTTATATTTTCAACAAACGTTCCAACTTCAAATAATTTTTGCTCAAAGTATGCTTCACGCAGACCCTGAGGATCCAACTTTGGTGCAATCTCATGAAGATTGAAAGAAGCATCAGCAAAATCACCAATACTCTCTACCTGCATAGCAGATCTGAGTGACTTATATAAACGGAGTTTATCTTTCTGACTTAATGCAGAAGGAATTCCTTTCTCAAAACTTTTAAAATCATCTTCGGCAGCTGCCTTTCTCATCTTAGATGCAGACATACCTTCTACACCTTCTGCATCTGGATCACGGTCACCAGCAGATACTACTAAGATATTTTCAAACTCATATAGTTGACCATTATACTTCTGTGCAATAGAGTTGAATTCAGAAACTCTATCGCCACCAACAACAATCTTTACTTCACTATATCCCTCATCATTTAATGTCGTAAGGACATCAAAAATAGTGCGAGCATCAGTCTGTTGAATGGCATCAGCATAATCTGGATATGCCATCTTCATATACTTTACTTTCTCAGCAAACCCTAAAGGATTCTTCTTAGGATCTTGAGACTGACTAGGATAAATTCTATACTCCCCATCCTTCGCTTCTCTAGCAACTCTTTTGATTAGAGTTTCATGTCCGATAGTAGGAGGATTAAATCTTCCAAATGTAATAGAAACTGTACCTGCATCTTGCGGTGCTTGTGTCTCTCCAGTATCCTCTCCAGATCCATTACTCTTTGCCTGCTGCTCTGCAGATGATAGTTTTACTAGTTTTCCCTGTACAGATCGGTGCGTTACATTTCCTGAAGGATCAGCATAATTGCCATACCCCACATGTTTGAGACCTAATTTTTCGGCATCCTTAGAAGCAAAAGATTTTTCTGCTTCGGAAAGAAAAGCACTAAACTTTTTCATTTGTCCAATTTTTATCTAGATTAAAGTTTGCTCTACTAAAGTTGAGGCGATCTACAAGTTTATAAGGAGTATTCGATATAATTACATAACCTTCATGATCTGAATGCTCACCATCAATGAAGCATTCGATAGTATCATCTGTTTCAATAGCATTAAGCAGACGCATCTTCAGTTGTGAAATCAAAGACCACACTTTAAAGGTGTTAAAATTGACTTCCTCCTTATATTTATCAGGTAGCGTGACATACAAAATTTCTGGAGAAACTTTCTGACCTGCACGGATAAATTTATTTACATGCTTGAGAATTTCAGGACGCACTTTATCATTTGGGACTTTGGTGAAAGGGAGTAAAGAAATAACTTTGGCAAGAGTATCTACACCAAGCAAAGGACATTTTTTGACTACTGCAGACATGGTATCTACAAAATAAACATTCTCTGTAGAATTAATAGTTACACCAAGTCTTGCCTCCGCATTAGGACTAACCTCATTGTAGAAAGTGTGAGGTGCTAGAATAATTTTCTGAGTAATTGCAGTGGGAAATCTATACTCAATAGTATTAGGGCAATAAACACTACCCCCACCGACACCGATCCAGTCAGCTTGGACAATACCACTGACAGGAGGAAGATACTTAAGACATAAACGAAGGATATCTGCAACAGCGCCTTTATGATTCTGATCAATATCTTCATTGGTGTAGTTGATTTTAACTTTGACTTTATTGAAGACAGATTTTGTGCCGACAAAGAATTTGCCGTTAGCAGGATTAGTGCCAAAAACAATAGCAGGAGCACCATCATACTTTACACTGAGATTGCCAGTAAGATTTACCACTTGAGCAATGGCGTTGAGGGATACCCTACGACCGTAGAAGATGGAATCTTCAAGATGCTCAAGGTGCTTGTTTGGCATGTGTCTCGTTTCTATACACATATTATAGCACAGCAGAAGGCAGTCGCAACCAGGAGTGTGCCAGTTCTTAGGGTGTCAGTAGATCTTGAGGAAAGGTCCGTTAGAGTCTCCAAATTCTTTCTTAGCACCATAATATAAAGAAGTACACCATTCTCTAGTCTT